AACAATTTCGTTATAGGAATATCCGTAAACCAACATTGAAAGAATTTGTGAAAGTGTTTGGTCCCATGAATCCGACATATCGTGCAAACAGGAATCAATGAACGCCGCAACTTCTTCATCTTCAGGCTTTACATCACCGTCTGCTGAATTATCTGAATATGGGTCCACTCGCCATTCAAGGCGTGTAATAACTTTTTCAATTGCATAAAGCATTGAGCCGATTGTTGGGTCGTTGTCAGCCATCTCGCGATAAATGCGAGCGCCACGCAATCCTCGTAGATTGACAAGGAATTCTTCATAAACCGTTCCACCAGAACGGCGTAAACCCGTAGAGCCGAGTTCCTGTAAATCTGGCTTTTCTGCCATTGTTTCCCTCTACTCTTTAGATGCTAGACCGACAAGAATTTTAATAGCCTGTTCTTCGTTAAATCCTGCGCTTTTCAATTCCAAGAATAGTTCGTGGGTTTGAACTGCGAAAGCCCCGAGAACGGACATGACACCATGGCGATTTAAGCCAGAGTAGTCATCTTCCACACAATGATTTTAGCATTAAGTGGATTTTGTCTTTATTCTCCGTCTAGGACAAACTCTCTTGAATTCAAACGCAGGTTAGCGACTTCTTGAGCAAACTTACAAGCCATCTCTTTTGTTCCTGCTTGAGCATACATGCGATGCTCTGTTTGTTCGCCAACTGAATCAAATGACCGAAACGAAATCTTAAACGGTAGTTCAAAATCCGTTTCAGTCAATTCGATTTCAATATAATCGCGTGGGGCAATTTCATGCGAAACAAACGGTCTGCCAGATTTGGAAACAACAACTTTGGAGCCAGCAATAGTGCTGACGAAGTAATCAGTCCAAGCCACCATTTTCCCCTTTCGTAAGGAAATTATTAACCCCTAGCATACTATACGATGGTTAGAAAGGCGCTACTGAATCTGAGCCGAATGGAGCGCTCCATGGGTCAGGCGTAGATGGGTTAAAAGAGGCATCTGTGCGCTGGACAACGCTCGCTGAAGTTACATGGCGCTTTAGGTCAATCCCGACATTCCATGCGGTGACAGCAATCTTTGAGCGCTTAGCCCCTGTTGCTTTGTCATCCCAATTCTCTTGAACTGCGGTGCCTACAACAATTACGGACATTCCCTTTTGAAGCGAATCGGCTACATTGTCTGCGGTTTTACCCCAACATTTAATATCCCAAAATGTTGTATCGGTGTTGTCCCATGAGCCATCGGCTTGTTTTACTGATTTTGATGATACGACTGTAAAAGTTGCAATTGATTTTCCGCTAGGGATTACACGCAACTCTGGGTCGGCTACTACATTTCCCGTTATAGTTAATTGAGTCATTAGATTTTTCCTTCGGTAATAGGTATCGGGATGATATTTAATTTACTTCTCATTACTTGTCTTTCTCTGTGAGATGTTCCTCCCCAGATTCCGACTACTGTGTAATGTAATGCGTAGGTCAGACATTCTTGTTTCCAAGAACACCCACCACACATTGCCTTTACTTTTTTATTTTCCTCCGTGATTGCATTTCTGTCTGGAAAATAAAACTCTGTATCAATCTGTGAGCAAATCGCTCCTTCGAACTGCCACGGTTTCAACACTAATAAATACTTCTTTCTCCTCATTGACAATCAGCGGATATGGGGAATTAGAAGATAACCTAGCCAATAAATTGCCATTACGCCATATTTTGCCGCCAGCAATTCCATCGTAATTTGAACTCTCTGGCTTTACTAAAGAGTCACACTCATTCCAGAATTTACAATTGCGACAATATTGCAATCCAGGTTGAGCGAGGTCTAACTGATATTGGTCAAAGAGCCAAGGGTCTGAATCTCGACACGGAGCGTTTTCTAAAAACTGTAATAAACTCATGGTGTAAATACTAGAGTTAGTTATTCTGATTTACCTGTATTTCCTCTGGGCGTGTCGCTAATTCTCCAAAGCGCTCAATCAGAAGTTTCTCCAGAAGTTCCTGTCTCTCTTTCTCCATCTTCATCTTCGCTGTCATCTTCATCGCCATACAAGTTGTCCTCTCCCCATGTATCTAGTGCGTGATGAACTAATCCTTTTTGTCGCCAATCTGGATTTTGGTCGTCTGCAAAAACTACAGTCCAAAATCCTTTTGCGGTTCCATCTGTCCATTCCGATACTAAGACCCAGCCCGTACAGATGGCTGGGTCTAGGAACGCGACTCTTGCCATTTCAGCAAGTGCGTTATCTATCGCGGAAGGTTTTTTCTGTTCTTGATTCATGCCCCTACTCTAATACCCTTTAAGTATTCATCAACATTGCGAAACCATCAATACCAAAAATTTCTATGCCAGAAATCATCCGCGGCGCAGGGTGTCGAATATCTGGATTGGATATAAATAAGCCCTCTTTCAATCTGGCGCTCAACTGATAAATCTGGGTCAAGTCCTAAAATCTGAGGAATTCCACCTGCATGAAGGCGCTCGCCATTTTGGTAAACGGGTTGTTTGTTATACGCCTGTGGTCTCCAATTGCTCTCGCCAGTCCACAAATCAACGAGGCAAGCCCATTGCTTAGGAGTGTCCCAGCCAAATAAAGCCAACTGGGTTTTGGCGTATTCCTTTGCCGCCTCTGGTGTTCTTTCAACCAAAACTGGCTTAGGAGGTTTTACTACTGTTTCAACTGTTTCAACTGTTTCAATTGTTTCAACCGCATTAGCCGAAGGGTCTTTTGGCATTTGAAGTGGATTAGTAGTAATCAATAATGCGCTGATTAGCGCTATGTGTACAGGTTTTAAGGTAGTGATTTCATAGAATCGCATAATCCTCCATAGTTCGGAGCGAACGATTTATCGTTACTGGGTGTAACGGTTTATTGTTGTCAGTATCGGACTGACCTCGCTTTTGAGGTGTAGGTGTTTTGCGAACCTGCATAAAAGGTATCAGATAAATCTGGGATTTGTAACCAACCAGAGTAATAAATAAATGGGCGTTCGGTAGGGGAGCCAACACAACGCCAGTCTATGAGAGAGGACAGACAGCATCGGGCAATCTACCCTACCGAACTTGGGTACCCAAGAAATAGAGTACACCAAGCGCTTATAGAACACCCGCCAGCGAAAGGTAGACTGGCGGGTGTTATTCACTTACCAAGGTTTCATATCCTGACGGAAGAAAGTCTGTCGGTAAGCGAACTCTATTTAATCTATTCGTGCATCCACATAAGCGTTGATGCCGTAACTTTGGAGAACTTTGACCGCTCCCTCTGCCGCCGCACACGCTCTTTCGTAACTTTGGTCTCTCTTAATGCTTGGCGCTAATTGCCAAGAACTAATTGAGTAGCCGCCGTAGTAATGCGCTCCACCAAGTCCACGCTTTTTTAATTCAGCGACAACTTTGCCTCGCGCTGGTTTGATGACGATTGATGCGAAACCGCATACTCCACCTTCAATAAAATATGTTGGCTTTGTTTCATCAATCTGATTGCTAAGACCGATTGCATCACCAACAATAATTGGTGTTGGTCGGCAAGCCTTGACCGCGGCTTCTGCGGCTTCTGATGCTTCGACAAGAATGTCGTAACCGCTTTTAACTTTTTCTACTGTTGCCATCTTGATTCCTCTCTCTTGATGTATAACCAGTATATCGCAACTGGGGTTAGTTATGCCCTAACTATTTGAAAACTTCTGTCTGAAAATTCTTGAACCGCAAAACCTTCTTGTGCAAGAACTTCTGTAAACTTTTCAAGAATCTCTTGGCGCTTTACCTCGTTGTAGTCATATCCGTAGACTTTGAAAAGAACATTGTCACAAAGTTGCCACACGCTAACGCCGCTGGCAATAGATGGATAGTTTCGCCTTGTAGCATCTACATAACTAATGCCATTTTTTTTAATCAAACCGCGAACCTTCGCAGTCGAGACGACTGGCTTGTTTCTCATTTGTGTTTCCTTTCTCTCTTGTATAACCAGTATATCAAACTAGGGTTTAATATTCAAATCCTGTTTAGCGTGTCGCTTATCGGCTTGAGCCTTAAGTTCGCGTTCGCGCTCAACTCTACGAATACGGTCTAAAGAGGCTTCAGAGAGGCGTAGAGGCTCTTTTGGCTTGAACCATGAGGGAACTCTCACCCAAACCACCTACCGCTCTCAATTGACCCTACAACCCCAAATGCGAGGAATATAAGGGTGAACACTCCAGCGGCATCTATCCACTCGGAGACTTTGTAGCCACGCTCGGTAACTCGACCATGCCTAGATAGATATTTAGCCAGCATTTTTTTCTCCTTTGTCTGGTCGGATAATTCCATAAGCAACAAGTGAGGCATCTACCTCGCATTGAAAGCAATATGGCTTGCCTTTTACAAAAGTAATTCTGAACTCTGACCCGCAGGTGTAGCATTTCATTTCTGTTCCTTTCTTTGACCCGCTCGGCACATCCCAGCCTTACGCATTTGCGTAGGAGTGGTATCAATCCCGCACTTAGGACATTTCATTACTTCACCTCGCATATCACTTCAGATTCACCGCGACCTAAAAGAACTGCAATGATTTCTGACTTTGGAATTTCTCTCTCTAAGA